CCCTCCGCCCCGTTCTGCGCCGCAAGCACCATCTGCGCCCCGTTCCGCCCGAAGGCGGCCATCGCCAGTTCGGCGGCCTTGAATTCGTTGGGCGCCCTGTGGATCGCGTCCATTAGGAGCGTGAAGGCCTCCTCGTTGTTTTCCACGTTTTGAAGCTGTTTCAATAATTCGCTGTAGTTGTTTTCAAGGAATTTCGTCAACTGCCCGGTTTCGTTTCTAACGTCGATGATCGAGCGGTTCAAGCGGTTCAGCATATACTCGCCGTTTTCTATGCCTTGCATACGCATTGCGTAATCAAGCTCCTGGAACGTCTCGGTCGTCATGCCGACGGTACGGGCCGCGTTTGCCAGGCCGTTTGCAAGGTTTGCGTTTCTTTTCGTCAAGGCTATCACGCCGGTAACGACGCCGGCAATGGCGACGGCACTTGCCTTTAATGCGGTTCTAGCCGCCTTCAATGCCTTCGTTTTCCTTTCCTTTGCCTTTCTGCTTGCGTCCACCTCTTTCTGCAATCTTTGTTGCTCCCTCGTCAACTCCCTGACCGCCGTACTGTTCGGGTCGAAACCTTGTCTGATTAATTGCCCTATCTGTCTCTGGTAGTTTCTGCTGGACTGTTCCAATGCGGCCGTCTCGCCGCGTGTTCCCCTCATCGAATCCTGAATGCGTCTTTGTTTGCGGTTGAATTCCTCGAGTTCGGACGCGGTCAGCGACTCGGCGAACTTTTCCATCTGTTCCCTTGTTTCCCCGCTGGATTCCGCCAGGTCGTTAAACGCTTTTCTGGCACTCGAAAAGTCCCCGCGAATCTTTAAGGTCAAATCACTCATTCTGCATTTCCTTTATATTATTTAGTTTAAATACTGTCTGTCGGTTTGCCGGTGTTCGTACTCCAAATCGACCCGTTCAAACATATCGTGTAAATCAAGCAGCCATTTGGGAACGTCAAGCCAGCTTTCGTAGATATGGGGCAATCCGAATTTCTTTATTTTGTCGTATAGATTTATGTAGTAGAAAGCGTCGTCGGTTAAATATTTTCCGACCTTTTTTTCGGATACCGGCTTTTCCTCGCCGTATATCTCAACCGGATGCGGCTCGTTTATTGCGTGGGGATTATTGTTCCTGGCTTCACGGGATACCGCGGGTTCCTCGGCCCTGCGGTATCCCATATTGAAAAGTTTTCTCGCAAGAATTATTTTTTTTTATATTCCGCCGTGAATTCGTCCGCCTCCTTTGCGTAAGTATAAGCCTCCTGGGCAATCGTGAAAGCCGCCTCGTCCGGAAGACGCTTGAAAAAACCATCGACGTTTTTGATGTCATGCCCGTCGTAAGTCAAGTCCTCTATCCCCTCCACGCATTCGCCGAAAAACCTTTTGTAATCGATTCTGTTGGCCGAGATGTTTTCTATCATGTTGTTAATAATATGATCCACCAATACTTCCCTTGATTCGGGGTTGTCGTCAAGCGTCCTGAACACGCCGGAATCGAGTACGGATTTTTGGTTCCCTGCCGGAAAACTTTCGTCCGGCATGGGGAACCTTGAAAATATTATCCTCGCCGGATTGTCCGATTCCATGTTGTCGAAGCTTTTGAAGATAAAGTTCCTGCTTTTTTGTTTGAGCGATTTTAAAACCATGTGTTTCTCCCTGTGTAATCCACTTTAAAAACAAAAGGGTGCCTAAACACCCTTTGAAAAATTAAACCGCCGGTACGCAATAGACGATAGGCGAGCCGTGACCAAGCGTAAAGGACACGTCCTTGGACTGCGGGTCTCCGTGCCCCAGGCTTATGCTCATGCTGTTTATGACTATCGGTGCGAAAAGCCAGTTCTCCGTCTGCCCTGTCGTGGTGCCGCTGTTAAGCTGTGTAAGTATGTAGGCCTGTGAGTCGTCTTTGGGATGCACCTCATAGACACCGTTGCCGTTATCGTGAACCACCGTCATGAACTTGTTCAGGATATCCTGAATGATGTTCTCGAATTCGTCGGTTACCGGGTCATACCTGAACAGCCCGGACATCGAACCGGAAAATGTGGTAATGCCGCTCGCGATGGTGGAAGCCGGATGGCAGTCGTCGCCGACCTCTACGGCATCCTCCCCAAGCTCGAAAGATGCGGTGGTCTTGCAGAACCTTTCCTCGTCGATATGATAAATCCTGTCGCCCGCAACAAGGGTAAGCTGCGTCCCGGTTCTGGGTGCCTGAAAAAACATGCCGGCCGGCACGGGAAGAGCGCTGTTATCCGCCCTGTCCATTACGAAATATTTCTGACCGGCAATCGTGCTTCCGGTGGTGATTACCGCGTTGTTTCCGCTGTCGATAAAAACGTGGGCCTTCTGCCCTGTGTACTTAGATACCATTTATTTGTCTCCTTCCTTATTGGTTTTTGGTTCCTCGATTTTCTCGCTGACGTGGCAGGTTCCCGTCTTAACCTCGCACGATGGGCAGTCCTTTTTACGCCTCGCTTTTTTGGGCAGCTTCTCGTGTTCCCTTCTTGCCTCGTCGGAGACATAGACCGTATATCCTTTTTTCATATCTGTTACCTCTCTATTTAGTGTTTTTTCTCGACGGAAACCCGACGTCAAACGATATGGGCGTTTTGGATGACACAAGGGTATTTCGCCCTTCGACGTAATTGAAAAATTCAATTGCGTCGATGTTTATATTGTAGGCTATGTCGATTCTTTCGCATCGGAACAACTCATATAGGGCACTGGTCGCGTCGAGCATGTTTTTTCGCAGGGTTTCGACTTGAGCGTTTCTGAACACGAGATAAATATCGCATAATATTCTTGCTATATGTATGCAGTCGTCCTCGTATCGGTCTTCGTTCATGTTGACATTGTTAAAATCTATGAAGAGCATGAAATCGTTCTTGAACTTGTCAAAGTCGATAAATTCGCATGTCGTCATAGGGGTTTTTTTTATGTCGAAAACCTCCAGGTATTCTGGATAGTTCGTTTCTATGAAATCCTTTATCGCGTCAAGTTTTTCTCCGAAATTTATCATCAGCCTAATTCCTCGTTCATTTTACGCTGTAACGCTTCCGCCAAAGCCCTGTATCCTTTGGAGTTTCGACCTCCCCACCAATCGCGCCATACCGGCAACGCGAACGGCTGTTTGTTAAACCTGTTGTTGTGAACCGCCCACGCATACGGCACGGTGTTTGCGCCCAATCTTTCCCTGGTCGTCAGGGTGGCGAATCTGCCCCTCATCAGGAACCTGATTGAATCCCTTAGTTTGCCGGTGTCGCTCGGTGCCCCGCTTCTTGCCTCGTCGGCTATCTTGTCTCCGACCTCCCTCATCAGGCTTGCATAGAAACTTCCAAGACCGGCGGAAAATATCGCCAGCTTGCCCTCGAATTTTTTTGAGTCGAACAATACGTTTACCATTTCCTATACCCTCTTTAGCCTGTAACGCGATATGGGAAACAGGAATTTGTTGAAGTTCGTATAGTTCGTGAAAGTCCTGCCGCCCGATTCGGCAAACGTCTTGCCTGTAATTCCTATGTTTTGATTCGATTCGCTCTCCAGCAACGCCGCAATTCTTAATATGGTTAAAACTATTTCCGCCGGTATATTATTTGCGCCGGATTCAAGCAAGGCGTTTCCGCCGTTCAGTATCGGTGAAGGCGTGGTTGCATCGGCGTTTCCTATATAATCATCGCCGTCGTTTGTCGCGTCGCCGCCATCGAACATATCATTGTCGGGAATGATTGCATCGGTATCAAAGCCCGCATTGTATACGACCGTGACGTTCCGCCTTCCTTCCGGGAATATACCTTTTTTGTGATAAATATATTCGTTCACCGCCTCAAGTTGGGTCGCCGGCATCGGCTCCCCGTTTATAAAGACCCCCAGTATTTCCCTTATCGGCCTTGCCTCAAGCTGTACGTCTTCCCTTCCGTTTCCGTTCGCGACGGTCATATACTTTTTCAGGCCGAGTTCGTAGCCCAGATAGTTTTCGACCATGCCTTCCGCGGCGTCTATGAAGGATTGCAGCTTTTCGGGGTTGTCGTGAACGCCCGTGTATCGCTCGAACTGTTCCAGGCTGACGTATGACATTTTTACCTTAACACCTCGACCTCGTCCTTAAACAGGTTGTACAGGCAATCGTCCAAATCGTATTCCCTGTCGGCATAGAAAATACCGTAAGTGCCGATATAGGAATTCTTGAACCTTACCCTGATATTTTCCTTTTCGGTTTTTACGGTAGCTTTCCCGCTAACGTATTCAACAATCTCTTTATTTTGCTTCTCGTTTTTATTGGCCATTGTTATCTAACTCCTTAAAAAAAGCAGGGTTGTAAAACAACCCTGCCGTGTGGTTATATCGTGGTCAGGGCAAAGAAATTGGTGTCCAAAATCCTGCGCCCGTTCGCAAAGACCGTGGATTGGAAATATGTCTGAGTGCTTCCCACGACCTTGATTGGCTCGATTTGTATTTCACTTGCGAGACCAAATGCGTAGTCCCTGGCCCTGAAAGCGACGGCAACGGTCGAACCGGATACGACGGAACTTGGTGCAAAGCCGGTCAAGAGAACCCTCACGCCTTCGACGGTTTTTGTGCGGATAAGTTCTTCCTTGTAAAGTTCGGCAACGCCCGTTGTCGCGTCGCCCATTATTCCGCTGTAGATATTCGGGTGAAGGACTATAATGGCGTCGTCGGTGAAATCCCTCACGTTCAGGGCAAGGTTTACCAAGTCCATGACCCTTGGAACACCGGTCATCGCGCAGGAAATCGTGTTGGTGTTTCCGGTGAAAATACCCTGAAAGTTTAGGCCGGTGCCGCTTCCGGTCAATACCTGGCTTGCGAATCCCTCCGCGAACGCCTCCGCAAATATTGCGGGCAGTTCCCTCTCAAAATTGACGCTGCCCAATTGCAGGGTTTCGGCACTTACGGGTAGGATGCTCACGAAGGCATGTGGTGTCAATTGTCTTACGCCAAGTGCGGCCTGTGTGTCATTGGGGATGCCTGTTGCGCCTTCTGCAAAAGCTCCGGGTGTCGCAAGGGACGGGGATAAAACGGGGATATTGGTTGCGGCGTTCGGGCCGTAATAATATCTGACGTGGTTTAGAATTTCCCTCTTTCTGGAAAGCTCTTTGGCAAGCTCGGTAATCTGGTTGATTGCGCCGGTGTTGTTTAGGGTGATTGCCCTCTTTTCAACCATGGCGTTTTTAACGTCCGCCAATACCACGCTTCTTTCCTCTTTTTCGATTGGCGCGTTGGCTTGGGCTATGGACTGTTCTATTTCCCTTTTTTGCGCCTTGAGTGCCTCAAGCTGGTTCTTTGCGTCCTCCGCTTTAAGGGAACCGTCCGCGACCTTTTCCGAAAGGCTGCGAAGTTCGATATTAACCTTTAGCAATTGTTCGTTCATTTGTCTTCTCCTTGATAATTAGTTTACGCCGCTAACTCGGCCTCTATTTCCAGTAAAATGCTTTCGTTGTTTTCGGTCGAAGTGCCTACTTCGTCTGGAGTGGTTGTTTCCGGCTCCTTTTCGGCGGCTTCAATGCCCGCGATATCCGAAAGTATGTCTATCGTGTTTTTGATAATCAGTTTGTCGCTATCGTTCAGTTCGTCTTTGTCAAGAGCGTCGTTCAACGCTTCCATGTCTATGTTCCTTTTCTCGAAACCCCTTTTATACGTCACGCTCGTGGTCTCGGTATAGGCGGGATTGGGTACGCAGTAGGAAACCTCCAAAAGTTTCACCTCTTTCAAGGTTCTGGTTTTCCCGTTCTCGCCGTCCCTCCAAGAGACGGGCCGAAACCCGAAGCTCATGTTCCTACAGTCCCCGCGTTCGATGACGTTGAACATGTCGTTCGCATAGCTCGTGTCCGGCAGTTCGCAACGGCAGATTAATCCGCTTTCGGTGTTTTCCAATACCAAAGTGCCTGAGTCGGTGGAACCCAGAATCCTGTTCTCGTCGTGATTGCACAAAGCCCTGACCGTCGCCCTGTCCGCAAGCGTTTTGTTAAAGGCGGTTTTCGATATGATCTCGGTCGTCCCCCACATCGGCAGGGATTTTGAATCGTAGGGCAGAAAGCCCTCAACTATTTTTTTACCGAGTGTGGATGTTTCGGTTCTAAGTTCTATATCGCCGAAAGTCATGTTTCGTTTTTCGTGCTTTTTCATACTTACTCTCCCTGTTTACTTATTTCCTGTCGTCTATCAGAAACGACAGCTTTTCCTCGATGCGTATCTGCGTCTGCACGATGGCGTTTATCTGGCTTTTCATTTCCTCTATCGAGCTTTCGTGCTTCGACACGTATTTGTCCAGTCTCGTATGGGCGGCTTTTATGGCATCCTCGTTCCTGCATATCCTGGTTGTTATCACCGCTATTCTCCATACGAAGCCAAGCACCGCAATCACTATCGCACCTATCGCCGCGATTCCCTCAAGCCCTATTTCCATAATGCCCTCCTTAGTCCCTCACGTATTCTATAACAGCCATAACGTTTCTATAGCTCAATTGGTTGGCGGCCTCGCTGGCGAACATTGCCCAACATGAGATGTTTACGCTGCCGCCGCCGCCGATTCTTATATTCGCATGGACTACGGGAGCCTGCTGTGCGTTGCTTATCCTTATAAAAGGAAGCGGGTTTCTACCGGTAATGCCGTCGCCCCACATAAAGCCGAATATGTTTACCGGTGTAATGGACGCACCCACGCTGCCTATCGTATGCTCCGTGCTGCCGCCGCCGTGCGTGATTTCAGGCAACTGTCCCTGAAAAACGGCCCTGAAAATCGGTCTCCCGTCTATCCATATCTTGCCGGTGAAAGTTTCGGTGTGGCTGTAGATATTTTCCGTTCTTATCACGTCCACTGCCCGGTATACCGCGTCGCTTGTTATCAGGTTATTGCTTCCATCGGTAGCTTCTATATCGATGCTTATGCTTTCGCCGAAAGTTCCGGGTGTCGCACCGCCCGTCAACACAAGCCCCGAATCAACGGCTCCGGTTTGAGCCTGAAAATCGTCCCTGTTTATGGGAATCGGGTTTCCCCATACCAGCTCTATTGTAGGAGGGGGTGGGGGGAAAGGTATCATTCCATATGCGTCCCCTTCATATGGAATCTCTACTATATCCGTGACATACCAGATGACCCTTAAATCGTCGTGCGTCTCGTCATTCAAAACGAACGCATGGTCATCTATGGTAGGCATTCTCCCGAAAAGAATAGCCGCAGTGTCGGCGTGTATTGGCAAATCCGCAAAAGTAGGCACGCTTCCCAAAAGGGTCGGTTTCAGGTCGCTCATGTGCGATATCGATTTTGTCATCACCTGTATGGTTGCACTGTCAATATTCCCTATGAAAACGCCCTGCGTCCCGTTGTCGTCAAACACCAGTGTTTTTCCGGCCTGAAAATTGCTGAAAGACCCGAACAAATGGATTGGAACGTCGGTGGTGCCGCCTAATTCACGTGTTAGAAACGCTCCGTGCAATGAGGTGGTTCTTACACCGTCGATTACGTTGTTTGTCGTCTGAATCTGGCCGTTAAGCTCCGCAAAGCCGTTTGTCATGGCGTTGTTCACTTCGTTGATCTGCGATTCCCTTGCGTTCGCCTCTGCTGTTATTGCCGTAGTTATCTGTTGGTTTCTGGCAATGGCCTCGTTTTCGATTGCGACGGTTAAATTATCGACCTGCTCCTGCCTTGTGCCGGCTTCGTTCCGTATCGCCGTTGAAAGTTCTATTACCTGTGTCTGTCTGGTATTGGCTTCATTCTGGATTGCTTGGTTTACCTGGTCAATCTGTGATTGTCTTGTATTGGTCTCGTTTTCAATGGCCGTCGAAAGCTCGATGATCTGTATCTGCCTGGTTTCGGCCTCGTCCGCTATGGCGTTTCTCACGTCCCTGAAGTCGGCGTTGTTCTGTATGGCGTGACTGTCGAAGTCTATCCGCAGTGTGTTCAAGTCCTGCCTGTTCTGGTTCTGGGTGTTTTGTATTTGATCGGTCAGCCACTTGAGGCCCGTAACGCTTGTATCCAGATTAAATATGTTTGTGTCTATGCCGTCCAATCTTTGATTGGTAGCGTCCGTAAAACCGTTGAACGATTGCAGGATGTTTGCGTCGAAGGCTTCAAGGCTGTTTACCCTGTTCTCTATGCCCGCGACCCTGCCGCCTATCGCGTCTATGCTTATGATATTGTTGGAGACTTTCGTTTCGAGCGTGGAGCTTCTGTATTCAAGGTTGCCCACCGCATTGTCAAGGTTGTTCACGCGTTGGATGGTTTCCTGTAGGGATGTCAAATCGGTGTTCTGCCTTATGTCCTCTATATCCGCCCTGATCGAAAGTATGTCGGCCGTTTGAATGGGGTCAGTTGTTTCAAGGACGTTCACTCTGTTCGCCAGACCGTTTATGGCGACCGTCGCGTTGTTGTCGTTTTGGCTCACGGTGTTTGAAAGGTTGGTGAATGCGTCGTTTATCGTGGGTCGCCAAAGCTCAAGGGCGGTCGTCCTGTTGCCCCAAATGGTTATGTTATTGCCTATAGTATTAAGATTATTTTCATTGTTTTGCCTGTCCCGATTCACCGCGTTTTCAAGGATTGATATGTTATCGGCGTTTTGCGATATGCTGTTTTCGGCATCGGTCATTCTGCTGATTAAATTATTGTCAACTTGCGTCAAACCATCTGGTGGGTTTCAGGTCGCTCATGTGCGATATGGATTTTGTCATTACCCGTATCGTCGCGCCGTCAACATTCCCTATAAAAACGCCCTGCGTTCCGTTGTCGTCAAACACCAAAGTCTTTCCGGCCTGGAAGTTTGTAAATGAACCGAATAGGATTATGGGGACATCGGTGGTGCCCCCCAATTCCCTTGTCAGAAACGCCCCGTGCAATGAGGTGGTGCGAACGCCGTCCAGCACCTGATTGGTCGCCTGAACCTGCCCGTTCAGCTCCGCGAAGCCGTTTTGCATGGTCGTGTTGACTTCGTTAATCTGCGATTCCCTTGCCTGTGCCTCGGCGGTGATGGCCTGGGTTATCTGTTGGTTTCTAAGAATAGCCTCGTTTTCGATTGCCGTGTTTAATTCGTCCACTTGGTTTTGTCTGGTTTCGGATTCGTTTTGCAGGGCTTGATTTACTTGATCGATTTGGGTCTGCCTTGTGTTCGCCTCGTTTTCAATGGCCGTCGAAAGCTCGATGATCTGTATCTGCCTGGTTTCGGCCTCGTCCGCTATGGCGTTTCTCACGTCCCTGAAATCGGCGTTGTTCTGTATGACGTGACTGTCGAAGTCTATCCGCAGTGTGTTCAAGTCCTGCCTGTTCTGGTTCTGGGTGTTTTGTATTTGATCGGTCAGCCACTTGAGGCCCGTAACGTAGGGATGTCAAATCGGTGTTCTGCCTTATGTCCTCTATATCCGCCCTGATCGAAAGTATGTCGGCCGTTTGAATGGGGTCAGTTGTTTCAAGGACGTTCACTCTGTTCGCCAGACCGTTTATGGCGACCGTCGCGTTGTTGTCGTTTTGGCTCACGGTGTTTGAAAGGTTGGTGAATGCGTCGTTTATCGTGGGTCGCCAAAGCTCAAGGGCGGTCGTCCTGTTGCCCCAAATGGTTATGTTATTGCCTATAGTATTAAGATTATTTTCATTGTTTTGCCTGTCCCGATTCACCGCGTTTTCAAGGATTGATATGTTATCGGCGTTTTGCGATATGCTGTTTTCGGCATCGGTCATTCTGCTGATTAAATTATTGTCAACTTGCGTCAAACCATCTATGGTATTATTTATCTGCGTAATATCGCCGTTTATTGCGTTGATTATGTTCTCGATGTCGTGGGCGTTCAAGTCCGTAAGGTGCTCCGTGAATTCCTCCACGCTTATGTAAGAATAGTTTAATTCGTTCCACGTAGTGATTCCGTCGCCGGTCTTTATCCTGCGGTTGCCGCTTTCCTGTATCTCGACGCCGAATTCGCCTCGGCTTAGAATCGGGTTTACCAATTCCCAGTTTTGGGTCGTATCGCGTCTTAAAACTATTCTTGTTACCATACTATATTAGCTCCTTCCTAACTTTTATCGTCGCCCATCGGCAGATGGTCGCCGGGCATTCCGGGCATCGATTCGTTCAATTTTGCCTCCAGTTCGTATTGCTTGAGCTTGGCTCCGGCCATGTAACTTTCGATAATATCGTCTTTAAGCGGCATCATGTTTGCGGGGAGCCAATGGATATCCCCGCCCTCTATCGGCGGAAGGTTCTCCTTCGCCCTGATTTCGTTTATCGATAAAATACCTATCTGCATCTGTCTTGTGTAGGCCGCTATCCTGTCATTCAAACTGGTCTTCATCAGGCTGTTATAACTGTATTCGAAATACAGCCTGCTTCTTTGGTGGGAAAATATAAGCCTGTTTATGGCCTGTTCGAACTGCGTCGCCAGCGGTCTTATCGCGGATTCTATATATAAGGTATATATCGATTCGACGTTGGAGGTTTCGGAGCCGTTCAACAGGGACAATGGAATGCCGAATAATTTGGCTATCTCTTTTTCCTGGTGTTGCCTGTTTTCCATTAGCTGGCTTGCCTGGTTGGTGGGCGTTTTCGTCTCGATGTTCGAGTATTCCAATCCGTTGTGCTTGATTAGGGGTTTGCCGGCGTTTTTAACGCCCGTGTAGTTTTGCAGGAAATCCGTTTTTATCTGTTTGATGTCCTCTTTTTTAGCGTCGTCTATAAATTTGGTTATGTCTATTATCAGGCGGTTGCCCACGTTGTTGGTGAAACTGTTGTTTACGAAATCGTCAAGCTCGTTGGATAGTCTGAATATATTACCGCACTCCGAAAATATGCTTTTCCCTTTCAGGCCGTCGTATCCGTACCGGCTCGGTATATGCACGATCTTGTCACTCTTGTATTCGTTGCTATTGTAAGTGAATACCTTCTGGTTCATGCCGTTTCTTTTCAGGGTTATCTTGGTCGGGTCTATTCTGAACAAAGAGGTTATTATGCCGTCTTCGTTGGTGTATTTATACCAGTAGACGTTACCGTGATTAAAATAATCCGCCACGCTACTATACATAAATTGGAACCTGGTCTCGTCCGCGTTTGGATGTTCCAGCAGGTCATGCAGGGTGTGGTTGCCGGGTAAAGCCTGTCTGGTTCTCCTGTTATAAAAATTGCCGGCAAGGTTGGCCATACTCGATGCTATCATATCGATGGCCGCCCAGCTTGTGGCGTCCTGTCCTATGCCGCTGTCAAAATTAGTATGCGCAAATATCGCGTTCATATTGTTGGCGTTTCTTTTTTCCGTTTTTTCCGTTTCGCCCGTTTTACGCCCGAATATTTTATTGATAAAATCCATCATATGCTCTCACTATTTAGTGTTTTTTTAGCTGAACAGCCACCTCAGCTCCTCCACCGTGCCTTTTTTCTTTGCGGTTTTTCCGTTGTTTGCCTGGCACCTGTCCAAAGCCATTATGCCTGAAATGACACCGTCTATCCTCTTGGTGCTTGACTTGTAGATTTTCAGGGGCTTGTAATTCCCGTTCACGTCGACTTTTACCACGGCATTTCCTACGTGCCACTTCATCACGGGATTAGGGTCAACGATTTTGTCCTCCAAAACCAGTCGCTCAAACTCTTTCGATGGGTTTGATATTTGCTCTATTCTTTGGGAGTATTCTATCAGGTCGGTTTTCGGCAACAGTTTTTCCAAATTGTCTATGAGTTTGTTGCTCTGCCATTTGTCATAGGCCAACTCTTGGATATTGAACAGCTCGTTGTCCGCTTTTATGTCCGCGATGATATATTCGTAATCTATTGTGGCTCCGGGAATCGCTTTCACCAGCCCGCTGTCTATCCAGTTTTTGATGTTGATATTCTCCACCCGGTATTTTTCAAAGACCTGTTCGGATGGGACGTAAAACCTGTGGTATAAAAAATATTTCCCGTCTTTTTCAAGGCATTTTGTGTAGGCCGTGAAATCGTTTATCGAACTCAAGTCCAGACCGGCGAAACAGGATTGCCCGTGAAACTCCGATATGTCCACTTGTTTGTTTCTGATTACGGTGTCCCACTTCTGGAGGGAAATCCAGTTGGACGTTTCGTTCGTCCAGATATTCAGCGTTTTCGCCTTGTAATCGGCTTGGTGGCTCGGTTGTCCCAAAGCGTCCTGCAAATCCTGTTCCAGTATTTTCCTGTCGATGATTGTATCAATGCTCGGATTGGCTTTGATATACGATTCGGGCTTTTTCCAGTCGTCCGATTCGTCGATTCCGTAGATTATGCCGAAATACGTTTCGTCGGTGAGTAAGCCGTTCAGGATTTTCCTTGCTTTTTCGTCTTCGTCATACGCCGGCAATGATATGTCGGTTCCCGCCGTCGTGATTATCAAAACAAGCCCGTTTTCCCTCGCCCTGCTTCCATACCGCATCGCGGTCACGGGCTTGTCATTGGAGAAGCAAAAGTATTCGTCTATGATTGCCAGTGACGGTGCATAGCCGTCTATCGCTACGGTGTCGGCGGCGAAATATGATATCTTGGAATTCTTGTAAAATATGTTCGTGCCGGTGTCGTCGATTATATCTTTCAATCCTTTGCTGTTTTTGCAGATTGTGCGTAAGTCCTTGAACATCTTTTCGGCTTGCCTCATGTCCTTTTCAAAGAAGTATGATTCACTGCTTGCTGTTGTCAAAAAATCCCAAAGCAGGAGCGGGAACATTAAGCCTGTTGTTTTGCCGTTTTTTCTCGGCACGAACACCGCACCGCTTCTGAATCGCAATTTGTTCTTGTTGAACTTGTATCGCCATCCAATAAGATTACAGTGTATGAACAACTGCCAGGGAAGCAATTGCAGATATTTTCCGTTTGTGAGATTTAGACTTTTCGTAAAGTCGTAAAACTTTTGGGCTATATCCCAATCCATATAATAGTCCCAGCTCGGTAGCGGTTCATTTTTCATGTCGCTGATAAATCGTCTCACAGCCTTCTTGACGTAGACGTTTGAGGGTATGATATTTTTGGTTATGGACTTGCAATATTCGTGGACAATAATTTCCACTTCGGTTTTAACTGGCATTATAAATCCTTGTTGCTGATAAGCTCCGATATCACGCCCTCGCTTTGGATGCTTTTGGGGACGAATGAGAGGTGCTGAAAATAGTGTTTCTGCCAGAGGATAAACAGCCGGGAATATTTATCCAGCTCGGCGGCGTTGTCCTGTATTTTCGCGTCGTTCAGTTTCGCCCACAGCAAATCGAGCATCGCCTTGGTCTTGGATAAATAGTCCGCTACTTCCGGACTCGCATTTTGGGCTTTGGCGGCCGCCGCCTTTTCCCTCGTGGCGTTTGCCGTGCCTTTGTTCAATTTTTCCTGTAGCGATGATTTTCTGCCTCTTGCCATTTGTGGTTCTCTTATATATTTAGTCCCTAATGCGAATAAGGCGGCCGCCGGCGGCTTTGAAGTTGAATTCCGGTTCAAAATTATATTGAAAATATTACTTTATCGTAAAAAGTTGTAATTTTTCTCTCTGGGGGGCGGGGTGTGGTCAGGCGTCGCGCGGCCGACCGCCGGCGAGGGGGCTACCGGTCTCGCCGCCCCCTCGTCTCCCTCGCCGTTTCGGCCCTATGACAACCCGCGCACAATACCCCTAGGTTCGTTTCGTCGTGGAACAGCTCCTCGTTCCCTCTTGGCGGGATTATATGGTGGACGTGTAGGGAGGCTTCGCCTTCACCTATGCCGCATCTCTCGCATCTTGGATTTTCCCTCAATATAGCCTTTCTTAGGTTCCGCCATTTACTGGTTGCGTATAGCGCGGTGTTGTATCTGACGGCTTTGGAAAATGGTTTGCGTTCGCTTTCCGTCCGATGTAACGGGCAGTACCTTTGGTCGGTGTCGATTAGCTCCTGACAGGAGGGATAATAACATATTTTCCTTACCGGCATTCAAGCACCTTTTTTATGTTTTCCGCTATCGCCTTTACGACCGGAACCGTCACCGTGTTTCCGAACTGCCTGTAAAGCTGGCTGTCCGAGACGGGCAGTATGAAACCCTCGGGGAAGCCTTGAAGCCTCGCCCATTCACGCGGGGTAAATCTTCTTACGTGTTCCGCGTTTTTACCGGACGGCAGCTCCCTTTGCCTTTCGTCAGCGACCAGATTGGGTTTGTCTTGCCCTGAACGTAAAGTCCTTGCGACCGCATCCACGCCGCTGTGTATGGTGTAAAACTTATTTCCCCTTTCAATGCAAGCCCGTATGGTTTTCAAGGAGCGTTCGCTCAGATAATACTTTGCGTCAACGGGCTGTTTTTCCATTATGTCTTTTATACTCTTGCTTGAATCGATAGGTTCTGGAAAAGCAAAGCCGGACGCGTCTATGTCGTTCCTGAATGCGACGATAAAGATTCTTTCCCTGTTCTGCGGAACGCCGAAATCCCTGCTGTTTAGGATTTTATCGTGGATTGCGTAGCCCATTCCTTCTATGGTTTCTTTGACCGTTTTATATGTCCTTCCATTGTCGTGGTTCGTCAAACCTTTCACGTTCTCGCAGAAAATGACCTTCGGTTTGCGATATGCGCATATTCTAGCGACGTCAAAGAAAAGCGTCCCCCTCGTATCCTCGAAGCCCTTTCTTTTCCCGCTCGTGCTGAATGCCTGACATGGGAAACCCGCGAGGCAAACGTCGAATTCGGGTATGTCCTTTTCGCTGGTTTTAGTAATGTCGCCGGCTATCTCTTGCGGGTTTTTGAAGTTCGCTTCATAGGTCTGTCTTGCGTGCCTGTCCCATTCGCTTGCGAACACCGTCTCGATGTTTTCTTTGAATGCCTGTTCGAAGCCAAGTCTTATACCACCAACGCCGGCGAACAGGTCTATTGCTCTTAATATTTCCATACCGATTAGTCGCCGGCATGGAAAGAATGTCAGTTGTTTTTATGTTCTTTTTCCAGTAGCTCGTCAAGCGATAAATCCTGCCCGTTGATCTGCCTTAGCCTCACTGTTTCCCCCGATATACAAGCCCGCAAATATCCTTTCAGTTTTATGCGTTTGTAATATGTTCCGTTGTCGCACTCACGCTTGAACCTGC